GAATAATGTCATTGGGATTAAAGTGAATATCCGCATCAATAAACATCATGTGTGTAGCGTCAGATTTCAGAAAATGACTAGCCAGTAAGTTTCTAGCCCGTTGAATCAAGGATTCGTTAAACAGGTAAGAAAAGCTCAGATTAATGCCAGCATCTTTGCATAATGTTTGAAGCTGCAAGCAGGACTGCGTGTAGAAGCCAAAGCATTGGCCTCCGTACATCGGTGTAGCTACAAAAATATGTTTCATTTAATCCCCTTAGTTGAATTAGTGGGCTGACCGAGACGTTGCCCAAGCGTTCCTAACCTGTCCTCAGAGGGACTCGCCTTCGGTCTGGCGGGGGTTCAAAATCCTCCATGCTGTTGCTGCACAAAGAGGCACTTGTCCGTTTCCAATGGCTTTAATTCTGTCCACTCTAGAGGCCAACCCATCAACCACTCTGTCCACGTTGGGTTCAGTTTTCCACCAGTTTCTGCACCCACTACCAAAGCCAAACCCGGAGATTGTCTCTTGTTTAGTTGCCGAGTCATTGACTCCCTCGTTCCCGTGTCTTTGTAATCCCTCGTTACAGGAGTAGGCCACATTTGCACTAGCCTCCCCAGTCCAACGCTCCCATCTATGCCGTTCTGATTCACTTTCCTTGGCATCCCTGTTGAGGTTGTGTAAAACGTATCGTTTTTGCCAATGACTGAGCCTGTCGTTCCATCGCTCGCTACCGGAGTGGGAAGCATGAATCCAAATACGGTTTCTTTGATGGGGTGCGCCAACATCTGCTGCTCCCAACACTCCCCATTTCGCATCAAACCCCATGCTGGCAAGGTCTGACAAAACTCTGTCGAGTCCTCGAATAGTGAGCATTGGTGAGTTTTCAATGAATGCGTACTTGGGTCGTACTTCGCAAATGACCCTTGCCATTTCTCGCCACATTCCGCTTCGTTCTCCGTCAAGTCCATCGCCTTTTCCTGCAATGGATATGTCTTGGCATGGAAATCCTCCAGATACAACGTCAACAATTCCACGCCAAGGTCGTCCGTCAAAGGTTTGTACGTCATCCCAAATCGGGAAAGTTTCGAGAATTTTGTCATTTTGTCTGGCGCACAATACGCTTGCGGGGTAGGGTTCCCATTCGACTGCACAGACAGTTCGCCATCCAAGCATTTTCCCACCAAGTATTCCTCCACCAGCGCCCGCGAAAAGAGCCAACTCATTCACTTTCCCCTCCAGGCAATTCTTCAATCAAAACCCGTATAAGGCCACCCTTGATTTGTTCTCCTCGAATCATCTCAATGTGGTCTATCTGAAAATCATCATCGAAAACACCAGCATCTTGTAAGCTGTCTAGGACGGCTTTAATCCTGTTGTCGATGTCAATTTTCCTCTTATCTCTAGGGCGCAAAATCATTGTTATCTTCAACTTCTTGTCCCCAAATTTAGGAATGTTCTTTTCTATGATGTAGTCCTGAACGTCTGTTTTGAATTGCCGTCCATTCTTTGAGAGAACAGTTCTTCCCCGAAAGTTACGCCAGTACGTATTCATACTTGGCGGGAACGGCAACTCAAGCCATACGTGCATTACCAAGGAATGTCGCCAGCCATCTTACTTTTAGGCGTTATCTCTTTTGGATATTGAGAATCCTTCTGCTTGTCCTTCCAGTCGGGGTCAGATACCTTGATGTTGAAATACTCACCATGAGGTCCGTCATTCTTCCAGATACCGAAATTCACAATCTGACCTTTGACGCACAGGGTTCCCTTTAAATCAGGGTCAGTATCCTTTTGCTTGTATTTGTTGTGTGTGATTCGTCCCTTCAATTCTTGGGGAATAAACTTTGTATACTCTTTTGCTTCACTCATTACGGGTTCCTTAATTTTAGGTAGAAAAGCCCCGATGCTTTGGGGCGAGGTATGCCGGAAATTACTCAATAGCATCCTCCAAGTCTGCAAAGGTATCTACACCTTGTTTGGCTGCTATAAATTGTGTCTTGGTCACAGCATCCATGCGCTTAATTGCATCAGCGTTCCCCGCCTCCCAAGTTTTTCGCTTTTCTGACTTTTCTTCCTTTTTTAGCTTTGGCGAATTCTCGATGGCGTCCAACATGGCTACATAACGCTCTATGTAGTCTTGCCAGTTTGTGCAATTAGCGTAGACAGAACCGTCTGGCAGGAATAGCTGATATTCCGTTACCTGTTCCTCAATAACGATTTCCGCTTCGCCCATGTCCTTGACTGTCGGGCTAGGCGTTTTGAACGTCTCAACTTCTTCTGGTGTGTAAACTCCAACGACGCAGCCCGGATAGACTGTTCTAACTCCTTCTGAGACGCATCTGGCTCTAAGCATGGCTCTCGCATAGTTACGCCAGTTATCCTTAGACGTAAGTCCGATTCTCTTTGCCATTTCAAATGTCCAAGTGACAGTAACAGACCCGCCATTGGGGTGAGAAAAAGTACCAGTAACTCGCTCATCGGTGTATTCCTCCCATTTAACAAAACCACCGGCTTGCTGGAAACGGGCAAGCATAGCGTCTGCCTTTAGTGCTGGACGGCCTTGTATGACATGAAAATCTCTCATAGCAATAGCTGGATGCAGGTTCTCAGCCTGACAGAGCAACATAATTGCCATTGCTTCCTCAACCGATTTAAAGCCAAACATCTTGCTCTTGGCTGCAACTTCAGCCATTTCTCTTATTTCATTAATTGGCACTAAGGCTGTCATAAGTCCCTCGCTTTCATCATTGCGTCTGCTATCAAATAAGCGGCTGAAGCAACCTTATCCCTAAAGTCATCACCATCAACAACATTTGGGTCAGTGTCAAAAATAGGTATTAACGCTTTCATGGCTTCACCGGCAAAGTGGTCGCGCAACGTCATACCGCTTTCTTGTGTGCCTGTCTTGGGATTGTGTCCACTAGGAAATGCGTACATAGTCACCTCACTTGAGTAAGAAGCGGCGAGAACCTGCCGTTTCCGAGACAAACTTCTCGTAAAGGTCGGGTTGTTGGGCTTGGAATAACTTAGCGTCGAATCGTTTGCTGCCTTTGCTGTTTTTCCATGTGGCGAGAACTTTTCCATCAAAAGATACTAATTCAGAACTCCATTGCATGTGGTTTTGCAAAGCTGTTGCCAGATGCTCCTCTTTTTCCTCAAGCCGCTTGATTTCCTCTTTAACGAACTTTAAGGCTTCGGCTGCTTTTTCAATTGGTTGAGGAGCTACTACAGACGTTCCTGCGTCTTTGGCATAGATGAGCTTGGTCTGTTCTGTGTTTTCGGCTTCTAGGGGTGTTTTAGTGGCTACAGCAGCCCAAAACTTAGCCATATCTTTGATTAGTTCTTCTTTTTGAGCTTCCGCAATAGTGAACTCGAACGTCTCAAAGTTTTGCCCACCGAATAGGACTGCAAGGACAATTCTTTCAACATTATGGCAAGCTGCCTCATGGATAAGCTGCGCCATGTCAGCAGCCGGAATAATCCCTGCTTCCGAATCAAACTTATTGCGTACCGCCGCATTGTAGTTTTTGGCCTCAACCAGCGTTTTACCGTCCGCAGATATGAAATCGAAATGGCTCCGTAGCCATCCTTCTTTGGAGTGTGTAAGCGCATAGTCAGCGTCCTTCAATTCAATCTTTAACTTGTCTTGGGCTAGTTTGCCGATTGTTGGCTGCATTACATGACCCATTTGGACAGCTTCCACTTGAGACAGGTCTGGACGTTCCTTCAAGCCTAGCTTCTCAAGGACAGCTTCATTACCCCTGCCGTTGGCTGCTTTCCTGCTATCACCGCTCCACCATGCGCTATTGCGTACCTCTGGTGCAAAATCGTTCTGGTCATTTGCCATTATTTATCTCCACAAGTTAGGAATAGTAATTCTGCGAATAATTTAATAATCTTGTCCTGCTTATCTACTTCTGCCTCCAACATTTCTATCTGGTCACGCATTTGCAGCTTCTCTGTATCTGTCTCAAAGGGTCTGAGAAGGTCTTGGACGCTTATTGCCTTTAGGCTCTCTGTTGGGGTGTTCATTGGGTTTCTCCACGGATGTTAGGAAATAGTGTTTCTGGAAATAGCGCAGCAAGGTCATAAGTGACAGGCTCCTTTGCTTCAAAATATATTGCTTTTATTTTGCATGGCTGGGAATCAAGACGCATAACGGCTGCAGTCTCTGTGCGAATACCGCCTTCAACTAGGTCGAATCCGGTAACGGGATGGTGACACTTACGGTCTTTTAGATGCTTGCAATCAATACACAGTTTTGGTGTATTCATGGTTTACCCCTTTGATGGTTAGGAAATACAGTAGGACTATATACATTATTTGGATTATGTTCAATATCTTTTTTAACCTCACTCTCTTTTAGTCATAGCAAGGGCTACGTATAGGGATGATGATGAGTCATGCCGATACTTCAGCCTTTCGGCTGTCCACATTAGTAATGCGTTCCGCTGCTTTATTTATCGGGCGATGTTTCCCGTCATCCCTGACGCTCTCAATCAGCCTATTAGCCCGTTTATCGCTTGTGGCGGCACACTCGCGTACCCGTTCCC